TCAGCCCAAAAAGTAAACTTCTTCTCAGTACCTTCCATTGGTTCGTACTTACCTAATTGCATGATTTTAGATTTTTCCATAACCTCTTGTAAGATAGGTGTTGTAAAGTCGTTTAACAACGTGCCATCTTTCTTTTCGTGCATCATTACATTGTCAGGGTTAAATACTTGTGGTTTAACATTGTTACTTGCAAAATGTTGCAAATTTAATTTTAATTTTTGTGTTTGTTCCATTTAAATGCCTCCGTTAATTTTTAATAATTCTTTTTTGTCTAGCTATTTCAGCTAAGTTTTGCGGTTTATTTTTAGTCGAGTGATTAAATGAATCTCCACCAGTCAATGGCGATTGTCTAGCGTTAATCTTAACCGCTTCATTAACCGCTTTTTTTACTGCATTAGAAAAAGCTTCAACATTCAATTTAGTTTGTTCAGCAGTATCTGTTACAACTAAATTAACAACCTCATCTGATGAATCAACTTCCGCTTCGCTTAACATTTTCCTTGCTTCTGAACGCATTTCATTTAATTGTTTTTCTGAGCGTAATTGCTCCAGCTCTTTTTCCATTTGCTCGCGTTCATATTCATCTTTTTGATCCTTGTTCATTTTCGCTAATTTAGCAGCTTCTTTAGCAGCTTCTTCTGCTTTTTCTCTTGCATACTCATCAGCTTTTTTCTTTTCGTGGGCTACACGACGTTCAAGTATTTCATCAACTTTCTTTTGTTGCTCTGGCGTGAAAGTTATTTCAGTACCTTCGTCATTTTCTTTATTATCAGGATCTCTTTTTTTACCATCTCCACCTGGTTCATCCGGATCATCTGATTGGTCTGCAAAAAATTGCAAATTAAACTTAAGTTTATTTTCTTCCATGAGATATACCTCCATTTATAGTCTGTCGACTGTTTTTCCATGCGTGCTTTTTATGTCATCAGCACGTTTTGGACATAAAAAATAGCCAACACAATTAAGTGCTAGCTATTAAAAGAGTGGTTCGTTATATTTCGGTTTTTCTTTATTGGCTAATACTGCCGACCTTACGCTGTCTAAGTTTGCATCAATAATAACTGTTTCGTTTCGCTTTTGTAACTCTTTACGTATACCTTTTAACTCTCTTGCTATGTCTCTAAGGTATTTGTCAGTATTGCTCATACCAATATCCTCCAAACACTTAATTTACTATCATACAATGCTAACTTGCCTTTAAAAACTTTTACTTTTAAATCAATCATCGCTTTTCACTTTTCCTCCAAAGTATTTTGTTTGTCGTTTTTTGTTTGGTTTTTTCGGCCACATAGATTTAGGTAGTAATGCACAATCTGAACGACAATTGATATGCATAGGGTAGAAATTAACACCAATTTTAGCGTCTTTAACTTTGAATATTTCTCCATTAAGCCCCTTGCATACTTTAGTTGTTCTACTATCAATTTTTGCAATATACATATAATATCCTTCCGGTGAAATTTCTTTCATGCTGTCAATACTTGATTGTGCGTGAACACGTGCCGATTCCGTATAAAGCAATGATTTAATTGCTGCAGTCTTTTGTCTTGCTGTGCCTTCGAATTTGTTTAGGTGCTTGCGCATATCTTTAACATATTCATTTGGATGTCGACCTCTAATAACCACATTAGCAATTATTTCTTCTACTTCTTGTTTCATCGCTTCAGTATTAGTCCATAATCGCTCTGACCAAACGACACCATGAAATTGTGTATCAACGATTGTATCTATAACTTCTTTAGCTACTTGTACACCTTCACCTAAAATACCTGCTTGATCACTGAACACACGATAAGCTGTTGATTCGAAATATTCCCTCATAGATAATTCAGTTTGAGCTGTTGCATAAGCAATTAAGAATTCGATTTGAATCTTTAACATCTGTTCTCTAGATACATACATTTTCGTGTTATACTTCTTTAATTCTTCATTTGCTCTATCGCTAAAGTCCTTGTTTTCGACCAATCTTTTTGCTTCTTCTTGAAACGCTTTTACATCGAACTCATCAATAATCTTTTGTGCTTCTTGTAATGTAACGCCTGCAAAATCTCCGTACTTAACAATAAACGCATTGATTTCTTTTTCAATGCGCTTAATCATCATATTCAATATACGTTCTATTTCTTCAGCTTTAGTTTTATCTCGCTTTAACTCATTCTCGATTGCTTTGCGTCCGCGTTCTTCCCAATATTCTTGAGTGTTTTTGTTAGGCAATTACAATCATTCCTTTTTATCAACAGTATCTTTTGTATCATCATCTTGTTCGTCATCATTGATGTCTCTAGGGTCTTTATAAATACCTTTTTGAGCTTTTTTAATAGATTCTTTCTCATCTTCTTCTATTTTCTTGACTTCCAATTCAGGGTCTTGGAAGAACGAGAATAGAGACATTAAAGTTGTTTGGCTAATCTTCCCACCAGAATCAATATAAGCTTTTAATTCTTCGATTAATGATTTAGGTAAGTTTCTGTTGTATACGTATCTAACAGTATTGAAATCTTTGTTAGCGTCAATCGACCGTGTATTTTTAAGTATTGTCTCTAACAACTTAGCACGACGTCTTAACCCTTTAGTGAACAATCCTTCTTTAGTTTTAGTACGTTGTTCTAATCCGAATAATTTGTATTTCATTGCCTCGCCCGATTGAGTGCCACTAAAGTTATCATCTTTCATGTTAGGCGTGTTGGTAAACATGTGTATATCACTGTTCAAACGGTCTTTATAAGCTTCGGTACCTTGTACATCGTATTGTTTATAAATATAACCGCCGTCAACTGAACCTTCTGTTTCGATACCTGTATCCCTATTCTCATAAACGGTTGGCTCTAAAAATAACACGTTAGCTTCCTTTTGTTTTCTAACTTCTACAGGATCTAAATTTAAATTACCTTTAATAAGTAACATAGCGTCATTTAAATCACTCATATAGTTAGATTTCTTCAGCTTTACTTTTATCCCGCTTCAACTCATTCTCAATTGCTTTGCGTCCGCGTTCTTCCCAATATTCTTGAGTGTTTTTGTTAGGCAATTACAATCATTCCTTTTTATCGATAGAATCTTTTGTGCTATCGTCTTGTTCATCGTCATACGTTTCAATTTTTTGACCTTCACCTACCCAGTAAGCACCTGGTTTATCAGCCCAAAAAGTAAACTTCTTCTCAGTACCTTCCATTGGTTCGTACTTACCTAATTGCATGATTTTAGAGTTTTCCATAACCTCTTGTAAGATGGGCGTTGTGAATTCATTCATCAACGTGCCATCTTTCTTTTCGTGCATCATTACATTATCAGGGTTAAATACTTGCGGTTTAACATTGTTACTCGCAAAATGTTGCAAATTTAATTTTAATTTTTGTGTTTGTTCCATTTAAATGCCTCCGTTAATTTTTAATAATTCTTTTTTGTCTAGCTATTTCAGCTAAGTTTTGCGGTTTATTTTTAGTCGAGTGATTAAATGAATCTCCACCAGTCAATGGCGATTGTCTAGCGTTAATCTTAACCGCTTCATTAACCGCTTTTTTTACTGCATTAGAAAAAGCTTCAACATTCAATTTAGTTTGTTCAGCAGTATCTGTTACAACTAAATTAACAACCTCATCTGATGAATCAACTTCCGCTTCGCTTAACATTTTCCTTGCTTCTGAACGCATTTCATTTAATTGTTTTTCTGAGCGTAATTGCTCCAGCTCTTTTTCCATTTGTTCGCGTTCATATTCAGCGATTTGATCTTTGTTCATTTTTGCTAATCGTTTAGCTTCATCAACAGCTTCTTGTTTCTCTTTTTCTTTCTGCTTCATACGACGACTTAATTCTTCTTTAAGACGCTTGTTATATTCTTCTTGTAGTCTTTTTTCGATTTCTTCTTCTGAATTAGTCTTTTTGTCTTGTTTGTCTTTGCCTTCATCATCGTTGTTATCTTTTGATTTTCCATTATCTCCATCTGATTCTTCAGCAAAAAACTGTAATTTGAGTTTTAACTTCTCTTGGATATCCATAGTTTTTACACCTCATTTATTTACTCTTGATTAGTTTTAAGCCATACATGGTTCGGGCTATTACACTTGCACCTTTTATTGTCATAAGCATGGTTTGGACATAAAAAATAGCCAACACAATTAAGTGCTAGCTACTGAAGTTTAATTTCCATATTACTACCTGTTAATTCAGTAAAAAGTTTTCCCAAACTTTCTTCTAATTTTTGATTGTTATCTTCAATCATCTCATTCCGCTTTTGTAACTCTTTACGTATACATTTCAACTCTCTTGCTATGTCTCTAAGGTATTTGTCAGTATTGCTCATATTAGTATCCTCCAAATTTTTAATTCACTGTCATACAAAGCTAACTTACCTTTTTTGCCTCTAAAAACCTTCACTTTCAAATCAATCACCGCTTTTCACTTTCCCTCCAAAGTATTTTGTTTTTCGTTTCTTGTTCTGTTTTTTCGGCCACATGGATTTAGGTAATAAAGCGCAATCTGAACGACAATTGATATGCATAGGGTAGAAATTAACACCAATTTTAGCGTCTTTAACTTTGAATACTTCTCCATTAAGCCCTTTACATACTTTAGTTGTTCTATTATCGATTTTTGCAATATACATATAATATCCTTCTGGAGAGATTTCTTTCATACTGTCAATACTTGATTGTGCGTGAACACGTGCTGATTCTGTATAAAGCAATGATTTGATTGCTGCGGTCTTTTGTCGTGCTGTGCCTTCGAATTTATTTAGGTGCTTACGCATATCTTTAACGTATTCGTTAGGATGTCGACCTCTAATAACTACATTGGCAATTATTTCTTCTATTTCTTGCTTCATTGCTTCGGTATTAGTCCATAATCGCTCTGACCAAACGACACCATGAAATTGTGTATCTATAATTGTATCTATAACTTCTTTAGCTACTTGTACACCTTCACCTAAAATACCTGCTTGATCACTGAACACACGATAAGCTGTTGATTCGAAATATTGCCTCATCGATAATTCTGGTTTGAGCTGTTGCATAAGCGATTAGGAATTCGATTTGAATCTTTAACATCTGTTCTCTAGATACATACATCTTAGTGTTATACTTCTTTAATTCTTCGTTTGCTCTTTCGCTAAAGTCTTTGTTTTCAACCAATCTTTTTGCTTCTTCTTGAAATGCTTTTACATCGAACTCATCGATAATCTTTTTTGCTTCTTGTAATGTAACGCCTGCAAAATCTCCGTACTTAACAATAAACGCATTGATTTCTTTTTCAATGCGCTTAATCATCATATTCAATATACGTTCTATTTCTTCAGCTTTACTTTTATCCCGCTTCAACTCATTCTCAATTGCTTTGCGTCCGCGTTCTTCCCAATATTCTTGAGTGTTTTTGTTAGGCAATTACAATCATTCCTTTTTATCGATAGAATCTTTTGTGCTATCGTCTTGTTCATCGTCATTGATGTTTCTAGGGTCTTGATACATATTTTTTTGAGCTTTTTTAATAGATTCTTTCTCGTCTTCTTCGATTTTCTTAACTTCTAATTCAGGGTCTTGGAAGAAAGAGAATAGAGACATTAAAGTTGTTTGACTAATCTTCCCACCAGAATCAATATAAGCCTTTAATTCTTCAATTAACGACTTAGGTAAGTTTCTGTTGTATACG